GGTCCAGCCGTACGCGGCCTTGATCTTCATCTTGATGGCGTCGGCGTCGAAGTCGGTGGCCTGGTCGGTGTCGACGCCCTGCCACTCGCCCTCGTACCCGAACTCGTCGGTGTCGACGAGGATCGCCTCGTTGGCGCCGACGGAGACGTTGTTCGAGAACATGAAGCGGATGCCGGCGAACTCGCCGAGCTCGCCGTTCTGGACCGCCTCGTCCCCGAGGTCGGTGCCCCGTTCGGCGAGGTAGTTGATGAGCGACTCCTTGCCGGACGGACCGACGAGCGCCATGTCGGCGGTGAAGCCGTCCTCACCGCGCTGGGCGAGCTCGGTCGCGCCGGCGTTGATGTCGGTGAAGCTGAGGGTGCCGTCGTCGTCGCCGACGGCGTTGCCAGTGGGCGCGGCCGCGTCGAGGACCGCGAACGCCGCCCGGTCCAGCTTCTTCGCCATGTTCTTCGCGTGGCCGTCCAGGTGGTCCTGGACGAGGTCGAAGATGTTGTCGTTGATGTCCTCCTCCGGGATCTTCGAGCCCTTCTTGAAGATCTGCCGGGCGATCTCCGGACGACCGTACTCCTCGCGGTCGTAGGTCGTGTCCGCGCCGGGCTCGACCTCTTCGGGCTCGCCGAGCTCCTCGGCGGGCACCGGGATCTGGTAGGTTTCGCCGGCGCCCTCGGGGATCCCTCCAGGCGGGTCCTGGAAGAACTCGCGGACGACGGTCTGTGCTTCGACTCGTTCGGCAGCGACCTCACGAACGGTCGTGGGGTCGACGATCTGAGTGATGTCAGGAAGCGGCATGTCGTATCAGAGTTGTGTGGTGTTGGTTGGCTGCTCGTTCTACACGTCGACGTGGGCGTAGCCGTCCGGGACGTCGGGGATGCCGCCGGGGGCCGCGCCCTCGGCGTACATCGTCAGGATGCCCTTCGCGCTGGTGCCCGCGGCGAGCTGGCCCTCGGTGGCCGAGGCGCCGAGCTCGACGCCCGGGCCGACGCCGGCCGCGACGTTCGCGACGACGGGCCCGCTGTAGGTCACGAGGACGTTGTCCCCGGCCTCGTAGCCGTCTCCGCCGTTGTAGCCGGCGACGCCGTAGACGGTCGTGTCGTTGGTGTCGTCAGCGGTGACGAGTTCGCCGTTCGCGTCGAGCGCGACGGCGTCGCCGCCGTCGAGCGCCTCGGCGGCGGTCCGAGTCTCGGTGTGCTGGGCGTCGCCCTTGTGGGACTGGCCCGGGTTGAGACTCATCAGTCGTCACCTCCGGTGACCTCCGCGAGTTCGGCTTCGAGGCGCTCCTGCTCCTTCTCCGCGAGCGGGCCCTCCTTCTCCTCGAGCTCCGAGAGCTTCGCCTCGAGTTCGGACTTCCGCTCGCGCTCGGCCTCGGAGAGGTTCGCCGTCTCCGTCCCGCTGGGGTCGTTCCCCGAGCGCACGGAGGGCTCGACGTCTTCGGCCAGGTTGGCCTCGTCGATGTCGGCGAGCCACTCGCGCATCTGGTCGAGCGAGAGGTCGTCCTGCAGCTCCTCCGCGCCGCGGGGAACGTGCTCGGCGAGGGCCTCGGCGTAGGCCTCCTCGGCCTCGTCGACGGCCTCCGCCCGCTCGCTCAGTCGTTCGTTCTCCTCCTCGAGTTCGTCGGCCTGCTCTTCGAGGGTGTCGATCCGTTCGGTCTTGTCCGAGAGACGTGCCTTCAGCTCCTGGACGTCCTCGGGGTCGTCGTCATCGCTCATGGATGTCGTTGTAGTAGTGTCGGTCGTCTGGTTCGATTCCGCAGCGGCCGCGGTCTCGGTGTCCGGGTCGTCGCTGGCAGGGTCGTTGTCACGGCTGGAAGAGCTCGCTCCAGCGGGGTCATCGCGGCCAGCGCCATCGGCGCCCGGATCCTCGTCCGCGGGCTCGTCGACGTCGTCGTCGGTGTCGGCGTCGCGACTGGAAGAGCTCGCTCCAGCGGGGTCATCGCTCCCGGCGCCGTCAGCGCCGGAGTCCTCGGGGTCGGAGGCCGCGGCCTCCGCCTCCTCGACGCCGTACAGGTCGTCCGGCGCCGCCGACAGCATCGACGACGTCCAGTCCGCGAGGCTGTCGGCAGCCTCCTCGGAGACATCGTCGAAGCCACCGCGGGCCCCCGAGAGGGCGCCGTCGATGGCCACCAGGGCGCGCGTGTTCACCGGCGCGTCGACGCCGGCGCGGAACGGCGCCTTCCAGCTGGACTTCGAGTCTCGCGCCTCGCCGTCGGCGGGCACGAGCGCCATCGTCTGGTCCAGGACGTCCGCAGCGTCGTCGACCTCGGAGGGGTTCGGGAGCTCCGCCTCGACGGCGTCGCCGTCCCACTCGTCATCGGTCCACTCGTCGACGTCCTCCGGCGAGAGGTTCGTCACCTCGTAGGCGCCGCCGGCAAGCGCGGCCGCCTGGGCCTCCTGCCAGTCCTCGATCTCCGCCTCGTCGGCGGTCGCGAGCGGCGGGTGGTCCTCGGGCGTCATCTCGGGATGGCACTCGGGACACCGCATCGTGTTGAACGTCCGCTCGCGATCGCCGCACTCGCGGCACTCGGTCGGCGCGTCCGTCAGGTGCTCGCGGGAGTCCGCAGCGGCCGCGGCCTCGAGCTGCGGCGCCGCCGGGAAGTTCGACAGCGGCCGGAGCGACCCGGGCTTCCGCGCCTTCACGACGTCCGTCTCCGTCCACTCGCCGCCCTGGGTGGGCCGGTAGACGCGGATTACGGCCGCCGGCGCCGTGACGGAGATCTCGTCGTCGTGCTCGGGCCCGAGCTCCTGGTCGCCGCGGATCACCGCGAGGACCCGGCCGTACGCCAGGGTCCCGTTGCCGGTCTGCCAGGCGACGACCGAGCCGTTCGAGAGGTCGTCGATGTCGGCCGCCGCGGCCGACTCCAGGTCGACGTCCTCCTCGCCGGCGAGGGCCGCGTGGACCTCGTCGGGCATCACGGCGAGCGCGGCCGCCTGCCCGGGCTTCGCGCTCGCCGACGGCGCCGCATCCTTCTGGACGATGGCGAGGCCGTCGAACGTGATGTTCGTCGCGGCCATCGCCTTGCCCTCCGGCGTGTCGACCGTGCCGCCGTCGAAGTGCGTGGCCTCGATGCTGACCGAGAGGCGGCCGCTCGCGACGCCCGCGGCCAGCTTCTCGTCCTCGAGTTCGGCCTCGTAGAGGACGCCGACCCCGGGCTCGAAGCCGGCTTTCGTGACCTCGCCGACGACGGCGTCGGAGTGGAGGGCTTTGATCTCGGCGCCCTCGAGCGTCGACGCGGCAGCGCGGAGCTCGTCCGGCTGCCACACCTTCGACTTCCGGGAGAGGCCGTGGGTGACGTCTCCGGCGCCGATGGCGACGCCGTTGATGACGTGGGTGTCATCGGCCTCCGTCTCGGCGAGGCCGGCGGTACGACTCGTGAACGTGGATTGGGTTTGCGTGGACATGGTTCTGAAGTCAGGAGTCCCCTACAGCACCGGGAGCACCGTACAGCGCCCCTGTGGGTGGGCTGGCGGGCGCAGCGGGTACTCTCCCGCCAGGTGGTCCGGATCGTCGGGGCCGGGCTCGAAGACGAACGTCCCGGTCCGCATCTCGCCGATCGGGATCTCCCGGCCGTCGAGCTGCTTGCAGATCGGGCAGACCCGCGTGTCGAGCGCGGTCGACCACTCGCCGTGCTGGACGGCGTCGACGCCCGCCCGCTCGTAGCGGTCGAGGCTGGCCTCCGTGTAGGCGTTCATCGTCTCCGTCCGCGCCAGGACCTCCGCCTGCGTGTGCTGGATGGTGCGGACCTCCTTCGTGAGCTCCGTGGCCATCTTCCGCGGGTTCCAGCCCTCCTCGAACCCGGTCAGCAGCGTCTCCCGGACCGGCTCGGCGGTGTCGGCGCCGATGTCCTGGAGGTTTCGGTAGGTCCGCGTGAACAGCGTCCGGAGGCCCTCCCGCGGCGCCGGCATGTCGAACAGCGCGTCGATCAGCTCGGTGTCGTCGTCGCCCGGGAGCGAACCCACGCTCACGCCCTGCGTTCGGAGCCGGCTGCGAGCATCGCGCCAGGCCCGGTCGTAGGCGGCGCGGATGTACTCGGCCGTCCAGTGCTCGCCGTTCTCGACCTGGTTGGTCCGCAGCGGCTCGAGCAGCTCGTCGTCGAGCCGCCGGCGCAGCCAGTCCAGGAACGCCGACGTCTTCCGCCGGTCCGTGGTGAACCGGTAGACGTCGGGCGCGTCGTCAGGCAGGTCCTCCGGCAGCCGAGGGCCATCATCGGTGAGCCCGAAGACGTCGTACTCGTAGCCGGCCCACTCGCGGATCTCGCCGCGGATCCGTCGGAACCGGCGCCGGATGTCGCGAACGAACTCGTCTCGGAGGTCGTCAGCTGGGTCCGACATGGTCAGTCACCCGGGAGGAACGAGTCGCCCCGCCAGTAGTCGTAGCCCCCGAACACGTAGTCCATGAACGCCCCGCAGAACTGCTGGGGCGTCCGGACCGAGCCCCGCATCTCGCGCTCGCAGCCGTCGAAGTCCCCGCCCATCGACTGGAAGGCGTCGAGAGCGATGAGGCGCGCCGGGACGTCGGCCTTCCGCCAGGACTCGGGCGGCGACCAGCTCCCGCCCGCGAGCTCGGCGTCCTCGCCGGTCGGGCACTCGCCGTTCGCGATGGCGGCCGCCTCCTCCTCGTCGAGGCTGTCCACCGGCTCGACGTCGGCGTTGACCTCCGTGGCCTCGAGGTCGCTGGCCTTGAAGAAGCCGATGGGCGGGCCCGACGTCTCCGCGAGCGTGACCACGTACGTCGGGGAGTCGGCGCTCGCCTCGATCTCGTCGGGGACCCCCTCGGCGTCCTCGTCGATCGTCTTCGTCTCGGTGAGGACCTCGACGACCAGGCCCTTCCCCTCGGGCGTGTCGACGATGTCCTTGCCCGGCTCGTACTGGTTCGCGAGCTCGGCG